TGTTGGTGGCTGCGCTACGGTTGCCGGTGTTGGTGGCTGCGCTACAGTCGCCGGTGTTGGTGGCTGCGCTACGGTAGCCGGTGTTGGTGGCTGCGCTACAGTCGCCGGTCTGATTATTACTGCTCTCTGCTTTTTCCTTTATGTACTCAACAGCGGCCTTTACGATACCGGCAATGCCGACTTCCGCCTTGAGTTTAATCTTCGTTCCAACCCGCTTGGTGTCTCTGCTTTCTGTTTCATCCGTTACGCCGTCAAGGTCAGCCACGAAAAACCGACTGTCGGCCGGGGCGTAATGGGCGAACACATCCAGCGGGTACTCACATCCATGGAAACCTTTTTCGCACAGTTTCGCTTCCTCCTCCACATATTCTTTGCCAAGATCGAATTGGAAGCCTCGGCACTTCATATCCTTATCGGTTCCCTTGTAGACGATCACTTGACATCCCTCCCCTTATCGTGTATAGTTGTGGTGGTGGATTGGCTCCCGTCTTTTGCGGGGGCCTTTCTTTTTTTGTACTCCTCCTGCTGGCGGCGGATACAGCGCAGAACCCATGCTGTGAAGTTGCAGTAACCCATTTCAATAAGCTGCTGACGGAACTCCGCCATATTCACATAACCCAAAGGAATACGCACAGACAGCTTATAGTTTGCTTCCCGCTTCCTGCCGGGCTTGTCCGCTATCAGCGCTTCCGCTTCGGGAGTCCGCCGGATGCCATAATACTCCGGCCGTTTGCACATACTGTCCAGCGGCTTGGTGTAACCGGGGAACTTCTCCCGGATAATTGCTATCCTCTCGTTCTGCTCCATGGCCTTACCTCACCAGCAGCAGGATAGCCGCTGCTACGAAGATGGCTCCCATTCCGAGGACTACGGCCAAGGCTTCCTGCAGCCACTCCTTTTTACTCATCTTCCTGTACCTCCTTTTGCGGAAGCTCCGGTAGAAATGCCCACCACTGGACTTCGATAGCGCAATCCACATTATCTTTGCTGACATTGAACACCTGATGCTTGGTGCTGAATGGCAAGGTTGCGTATCTTCCCGGATTTGTCTGGCACAGGTAATTCCCGTCCTTGCTGGGTACGATCTCATCCGAGTTAAACCACCGGATAAAGGTGTTGGTTGTTGCTTCCATGTTGTTCCTCCTTCTTTTCCACCCCGTTTGGCGGGAAAAACTTCTTGACATCTTTTATTGGAATAAATAATGCATCGCAGACCTTATAGACTTCCTCCAATGTCCACGGGGTCTTGCAAATCATTCTGTCGCTGATCTGCTGGCGGCTCATACCGGTGCGCTTCCCAAGGCTTGTCTGGTCGTGGCCAAGTTCCAGCATCAGCGCTCGCAGCCTGCGGTAGGTATCAACTTTCCTTGACATTGCTATCCCTCCCTTCATGTGGTAAACTATGGTTGAGGTGATTTGATGTTGACCAAAGCTGAAAAACGCGCTCTCCGAAAGCTGCGCTATCGCAGCACCATTACAATATCGGAAGAAAAGTTTGCAAAGATTGCGGCTTCCGGGTTGTTCTACCCCGTACTAAAGCCCGGCCAGTACTGGTGGGGCGGCAGCGGTCGCGTTAAGGTTCGTTTGACCGATGCAGGGGAACAATCGTTAAGAGAATACCGTGCTTGGTGGTGGAAGGCGTTCTTCAAGGTTGTTTTCGCCGTCATATCCGTAGCGGCAGCAATCGTAACAATCTTCGATGCCGTTAGCGGGTAACGCAAATAACGACATTTATTGCAGTGCATATAAGCAGGATTACGCAATATGCGATTTCCCACTTTGTCCACTTATTCATCTACCTACCTCCTTTTCCTTGATAAGCGCGTCCAGAGCAGCGTTAAAGCGCTGTTCCGCTCCCTTTGGGCTACAGTGCCCATTAAGGACCATGCTCAACCACTTTGTGGAGCATCCGATTTTTGCTGCAAGTTCTTGTGACGACACTCTGTTGTTGTGCATTTTACCAACAAGCTCACCTGTCCATTGTGCAGGCATCCAAAATTTCCTCCTTTCAATTCAAAATGTTGAAGTTTTTTTACCTTTATGGTAGAATGAATTTGCAAAAACAAGTCCACCACAGGCAAAAACGAAATTCACCTTTGTGAGTTTCTATTCCTAGTATAATTCAAATTGTTGAATTATGCAAGCATTAGAATTCACAAATTTGAATTTTTGTTGTAATGCACAAAAAGGAGTGTATTATTTGTGTTTTATGACAAGTATTGTGAATTGTGCAAAAGGAACGGAATTTCCCCAACAAAGGCGGCAGCAGAGATCGGCCTTGGTATGGGTACACCAACCGCATGGAAAAAACGAGGGACTTATCCAAACCCGGCACAGGCGAAAAAGGTAGCAAACTATTTTAATGTTTCTATAGATTGGCTGATGGACAATGAAATAGAAAAACAGCCCACCGAAGGTGAGCTGTCCGGGATTCGGAAAGACCTTATGGATTTCGCAGATACTTTGACAGATGAGAAAATTGAGAAATATCTTCGTCTAATGAAAACTTTAGAATCCGAAGATATTTAACAAGCTGCTCGTCAGACATCCGTTCCACCGCCTTTTTGAATTCCTCCTTTTTCTCCATTGGTGTTCCTCCTCTTTTGTCGATTATTGTCAAATAAAAATCCTTCCAAATTCAGCATGTATTTGGTACAATTCAATTGTAACAAATTGTATTGCCAATATGTACTGACAAATGTTGCGGTTTCGGAGCAAAAACTGTCATGTTTTTCGGACAAAAGTGTCCGGTAACAAAAAACAGGAGATGAGTTTGTGAATTCAGACGAAGAAAGAAATTGGGATAACTTTTTATTGGAGGTAGCCACAAAACGGCAGGAGCATGGAATGACCCACAAGGATTTGGCCGACAATGCCGGGACAGTTGAGAGGACGATCTCCCGGCTACTTTCGGAGCCGACCAAGAATCCGAGCCTTTTCCTCGTTGCTTCCATCTGCCAAACGCTGCACATATCTCTCGACAAGCATTTCGTGAAGGAAGTCTACAACAAAACAGACAGCCAGAACAGCGACGAAATGATAGAGGTTCTGAAAGACCAGGTGCGCCAGCGCCGGAAGCTGTCCAAAACACTCTTCACAGTTATTTTTGTCCTGCTGGCGATGATGATTTTATACCTCGTCCTAATCGATGCAAATAACCTTAACTACGGTTTAATTCGGGATTAAGAACAGATGTTCTTTCCAAATATAATCGTACACCGTAAAGTGTACAATAATCAGTACTGGAGGAGAAGACTATGGAGGAAATGGAGAAAACAACACCAGAGATCAAGCCAAAGAAGAAAAAAACGATGGTAACAGCAATAATCCTAATTGTTATCATAATTGCAATCATCGGAGCGCTTGCCGGCGGAGAAAAGGATAAAGACAAACAGGACAATCAGCAAAATCAGCAGCAACAGCAAGAGGAGCAAAACACAGAAGTGGATATGTCCGTAGTCGCTTCGGCCATAAAAACTGTGCTTGATAAAAATGCGGAGGGCACAGGGATTGAGTACTCTTTAGAATACGATGACACCGGTCTTGTTATAGCAGCAAAAGCGTCAGGAGTAGCTGCAGAAGTGGCGCAAGCAAAAGCGGACGGATACGACGATACATACGAGCCATGGGTAACAATGCGTGAAAGCATGGTTAAACTGTGCAATTCGATATCTGATGCTGTTGATACGCTTGGCGCAAAGGATAAATATGTAACAGTCACAGTGGTCAACGATGCCAATGAGGACAACACCCTCTTGACGATTATGAACGGCGTGGTTGTATACGATGTAATGGCAGAAAAATAAAAAAAACACCGCCCCCGGCAACGAGGGCGGTTGTCTATCAGGAGGAGAAAAATGAAAGAAAGGACAAATACGGCAAGGTGGCTTGAGAAGCAGAACCGCTGGCAGATCGCCGTCCAGAAAGATGGCGTAAGAAAAACATTTACAAGCAGTCGGCCGGGAAGGGAAGGGCAGAGGGAAGCGAACCGAAAAGCAGATGACTGGCTGGCATCAGGCATCTGCGGGACGAAGCTGCACCTATCGGAGCTGCACGAAAGTTATATGGAGCAGCTTAAAATTCGGACTTCGCAATCGAATTGGCGACCGCAGGAAAGCCGCTGGAAAACATGGATTGACCCAAGGATAGGCCACCTAAAGGCAGATGCACTTTGCGATGGGATTTTGCAAAAGGTTATCGACTATGCATACAATAACGGGAAATTGTCGAAGAAGTATCTGCAAAGCATCCGTGCTGACATGGTTTCTTTCTGCAAATATCTGCGGAAAATGAAAGTAACCGGCTTTGCCCCGGAAGACATAACAATTCCAAAGGGAGCCCCCGTTGGCGTTCGCAACATTTTGCAGCCGGAGGACATTGTAACGCTTTTCTCCGTTGATACGACGATCTACAAGGGTAAATTGGTAAAAGATCCATATATAAATGCTTATCGCCTTGAGGTTTTGACCGGACTGCGGCCGGGGGAATTGCGTGGCATCATGCGGAACGATTTAAAACAGGGCAGATTGGAGGTAAGGCGGTCGATAAACGAGGATAATGAAATCACTACAGGAAAAAATGAAAATGCGATACGCAGCGTTTATTTGGGCGAAATCGCAGAAGCGATTGTAAAAGATCAAGCATCCAAGTCAAACGGCCTGTATCTGTTCCAAATGCCGACAACGGAAACCTATCGCAAGTTTTTCCAAAGATATTGCAATGCAAACGGAATTCCGAAAACGACACCATACGAGCTGCGCCATACTTTCGTTTCCCTTGCCCAGTCCCTACCCGAGGGGTGGGTAAAGCAATTGGTCGGTCACTCAAAGAGTATGGACACATTCGGGGTTTACGGCCACGCTGTGTCCGGGATGGATCGGCAAATAACCAGCGCACTTGATGGCGTGTTTACATCAATTCTTGGCCAGCAGGGAAAAAAGTGAGTTATTTTGTGAGTTTTTTTGCAAAAGAAAAAAGCCAGTAACCCGCATGGTTACTGGCTTTCTCGTTGGTGCGGAAGATGGGACTTGAACCCACACGCAAAATAATGTTATTGCCGTAAAGTGTAGGAATCAAGCGGTTTTTCCGACTTTCATTCCGCTGAAAAAAGCATGAAAAACTCACTTTCGGAACAAAAGTGAGTTGCAAAGTGAGTTATTTTGCCACCGTATCGTACTGCTCAATAGCTGCTAAAATTCTCCCACGCAGCGCCTGCGCGCTGGCGTGTTCGGTTCTGTATTTTTCTTTGATTTCTTCCAGCTCGGCGACCAGCTTATCATAATCTGTCTGCGGTTTTTCTTCCTCTTTGTAGGCAACGCCGAACCAGTCGCATACACCTTTGCAGAGTGCCTCGGCAATGCGCTTTTTGTTTTGCACAATCCAAATAGCATCCTGCCCGTTATCATGGAATGCGATTTCGGGATAGATCGACAGCATGGGAGTTCTGCCGATCTCGTAAAACTCGTCCTTCTGATAGACCCCTCGGTGGGTGTTCCGGGGGTAAATCTCCATCAGTCTGCGGTAGACCATCTGACAGGCCCGGTCGCTGATGCCTCCGGCTCTGCCGTAGCGCAGGACAGTCGGCCCCTGCGCAGTCCCTTCTTTCAAGGTGGCCGTGCTGGCGTTGGTATGGATGGGCATATGGAGGTTGGATTTCCAAGCGATGCTTTCGGCTACTCGCTCCTGCATCGTCTTGTCTGGGGATGCGACCATCACATCAAACCCGCAGCGGGTGAGAGCCTCGGCGCAATAAGCGCCGATCTCTACACACACATCATGCTCGTACACGCCAGGGAAGCCGTAGTACGGAGCATGGGGAGCCGGTCTGCGTTCGGGTGAAAGATACACTTTAGGCATCTTTCACCACCTCCTCAAGAGGGAATTCCTCCTCTTTGACCTTTTTCACCATGCCGGTGGTGGCTGCGTCATATGTACCATTAGCAGCCAAGGCCACGATAACCGCATTGAGCAGGCACAGCACCACGCCCTGTACTGTCAGAGCAGAGCCGTTAAAGGCTTCGGCTCCGATGAGGATGGCCACAGAGATGATGTAAGCAAGCAGCTGGGTGTTGATGTTCTTGAGAGGGGTCTGCTTCAAAAACTGGGTAATGATTGTGACCATCATTACAGCGCCAGCATAAGTGCCAAGGGAAGTCCAAGTTACAAATTCGTTCATTTCCATTCTCCTTTACTTTACGAGGTTATTAGCGATTACAGCGACAACGGCAACAGCAATAGCTGCGCCGATACCGGTTAAAATAGACCGGAGGACAGCGTTCCAGTTGTCCCCCGGCTTTCTTTCCAGCGTCTCAAGGCGTTCGCCCTGTCGGCTTAATTCGGTTGTCATGGTCTCCATGTTGGTGGCCAAGCGGTTTACACTGTTGGCGATCTCGCCAAAGGCTTTCACGCTGTTTTCTAGGTTGTCAATCCGGTGGTTCTGCCGCCGGTTTTCATCCTCCATGCGCCTGGCGAATTCTTCATGCACATCTTTGGGGAGGAAAATATCCATTAGGTTACCTCCTCAAAATATTGTCCGATAAGCTCGTGCGGCAGGTAATACAGCACGATGGTGCCGGTCTCATTCAAACGCTTGCAGAGGTAGGTTTTGCTGTCCTCCGGGTCGAGGTAGTACTTGCCGTACTCGTATTCCATACCCCTCGATGCCTGGATGGGGTCATCAATCGTGCCGGGAGAACTTACATTGACGACCACCCACAGGGCAGGAACGGCCGGTGGTTCCCAGTCAGCCTGCGAGGTGTGAGCCTGCAAGCATTTGTATACCTTGCCATCGTGTCGTCTGCGGTCACCCACCGCATACTTGGCGCCAGTTTCCCATGGTAGGAACAGCATAGGGTTCTTTGCTGCGTCAGCGTCAGCCAAAGCAACGGTCACGCTGTCAATGCTCGTCCGGATTTCCTGCGCCTGCTCCAAGATGTCATTCCGCATTGGCTGTTTCCTCCTTTTCTTCGGTTTCTACGCCAAGGGTCTGCAAAGCTGCTTTCAGCTGTTCCAACTCTGCATCCTGCTTTGCTTTTACTTCTTTTGCCTTTTCTGTGTAATAGCCCATTTAGTTCACCCCCATAATATTAAGTGCGTTGAGCATATCCGCTGTATAAGAAACACCGTCAAGCGTTTTCCACTTTCCATCTGCGTTGTCGTACAAATATGCATCAACTTTTTGTGCTATCGAATTTTCATCTCCGAGATAAACTGATATTGGATTTATGAAGATAGAGTTATTCTTGTCTGCTAAAATATCAATACCATCTTTGGAGATATCAGCAGTTATCGCCAAATCACCACTCGCCAAGTCACGCTTGTAAGGAATTGTGTATAAGGTATCATTAAGGCAAGAATAAATATTCCCAAGATGCGCTTCTTGGAATAATCTACCCCCGTAATTTCCGGGCTTTTGGTCACTAATAACAACAGGGGTTATGTTTGTGTCAGAGAGATTAAACTTTAGTGTCTTCAATGAATAGTTTGTACTTGAAGATGCGCTTCCCCAGCTTGCCCAAGCCAAAAATGCCGTTTCGCCATCATTTGTAAGCGACCATTGATAGCTTGACTTCATATCAGCTCCACTTTGGTATATGTCAGAATGTTCAAATGTTGTTAGATTTATTCTTTTTATACGAGTCGTACATTCCGAAACCGTTAAAGTATTGTTGTAAGCGAAATATGCAAATCCGTTATAGTATATAATGCTTGTGGCACGAAACAAATTGGTTCCAAAATAGATGGTTTTTGTAATCTTCAATAATTCGGGGTCAATAACCAACATCTTATCAACGGAGTCACTATTAGAACCGCCAAGAGCATAAATATATTTCCCATCTGTAACTGCACTTATATAAGCATATGAGGTAATTTCACTAATTGAAAGAGTAGTACGGCTATACTTTCCTGTTGTCGGGTCGATAATACACATTTTATCCTCGGTGTAGCCATAACCTCCACTTGCGTAATGTGTGTTAAGAGAATATATCTTGTCACCTACCTTAACAATTCCACATCCCAAATAGCCAATATTATATGCTGTTAAGGTTTCGACAAACTGCTTTGTTTTGAGGTTGAATTTTGCTATAACAGTTCTTTCAACACTATTCACAAATGTATTGATTCGTACAACCCAAAGTTCATCTCCGACCATTCTTGGCGACAAAGAACTGCCGCCACCGCCAGACTCTGGCGAAAAAGAACCAAGCGATTGAAGATTTCCTGTTTGGCCATCAAAATAGGATATAACGGAAACCTTATCCGGCTTCTTCCCCAGCGGAACCCACAGTTTGCTTGTGTCTGCGGGAGGTGTGGAGCCAAAGTCAATGTTCAAATCAGCTCCACCGCCACCCAGCGTAATGGGATTTCCGTAGATTACGTTCATTTTGTCCCCTCCTAATAGGTCATGATCTTCGTGATCTGCATGGTCATCGCTGCGGGAGCCGCACCAGCAGCATATATCTTTACCGTTCCGTTCTCGTTCGCCGCCACCATCGAGGTAACACCAGCATCTGCGAGTGCTGCCAGCTGGTCAATAGTGGGGTTAAGGTTGACTTGGAGACCAGCAGACTGACCCGTGAGTATCGTTTGATAATACGGGCCGCTGCCGCTCCATGAAGAACTTAAAGAAACGGTTTGCGTGGTGATTTTCTGCTGGTAGTCGGCGGTCCCGGTCGCTCTTGCGCCATTTGCTTTGTAAAACTGCTTTCCGGCAACAACGGAGCTTTCGTCGGCGGTAGTGTCCGAAATATCCATGATTGTGTTTCCGAAAAACGCTACCTTGTTAACCGCCATTCAAATCACGCTCCAATCGTTACGGTCTGCCCTCCTGCAGGGTTATCGGCATAAGCAATCGGCACTCCGTTTACGACTACCTCAGAAAGGAAGTCATAGCCATCATCGGGGAGGACGCTAAACTGTGCTTTGGCCGGGGTTACGGTCTTTTTCTGGCCCTTAGTCAACTCACCGGCGTAATCACCGGTTACGCCAAGGATGGACACACCGGATTTAATGTTACCGGCAATGATTTTTGCGGCTTCGGTGCTGTCGATGGTAGCAGAGCCGGAGCCATCGTGATAACCGGCAGGGATTGCTACCGGGGATTTATCCACGATAGACAGGGTAACAGCGCCTTTGTTAGGCATAGTACCGGTCACTTTAGCGCCGTCCACATAGGCGGTTTTGCCATTAAGGATTTCCGCAGCGGTAGCGGTTGCATCGGAAGTATCGGCATCATACGGACAGGTGCCGGTAATGGGAGCGCCGGTCTTGTCGTGCGCTGTCTTGCCTTTGAGCAAGCTTGCAGCATCCACCGTGTCGCCGGTCAAATCCATCAGGGTTTCGCCATAAAAGATTATTTTGGAATTGTACTTAGTGTCAGCCATTTTTAGCCTCCTATAGTTACAGTCTTGCCCCCGGAGGGGTTATCTACGATTTGTTTTGGCACCGCCATAAAGGTCATGTTATCTTTCAACATTTTTTCCTTTGTCAACAGCAGTTGGTCGGTAACAGAAGGGGTAACCGTGTACTCGCCCTTATAGACTTCCGCCGCTACGCCAACCACGCTGCCGAATGTAATTGCAAAAGTAGATGTCGGAGATGCAAAAGCGGTTTGAAACTGGTTTTCAGAGGATTGGAATGTAGTCTGAAAAATCATTTTGTATCACCGCCCGCGATATCATCCAAAAGGCCATCTTTAAGGACATCTGCTACAGATACATTGAGGATATTGGAGTTAAGCCGCGCATTGCCAATACCAACACGCAGCTGTATTTGCACCTGCGGGTTTGGTTTGAAAAGTGAAGTTTCCTCCTCTGTAAGAGTACAGGAAACGGTTTTATCTCCCAGCGTGCAATCCTCAAGGTCTTTTACAAGTACGACATTGCCGCCCTGCTTGTAGATAACGGCCATCATTGAGATGGTGCCGGTATCAAACGGGACGGTAAAAATGTGGGTTGGGGTTGTGTATCTTCCGACGAGGCTCACCCTTTCACCACCTCCGAAATCGCTACCTGTAAGGTAATATCCGCGGTCGGCTTGTCGCCCAAGGCATAGGCCGTAATAGTGCCGTTGTCGTTCGCTACATAGATAGCGCCGGTTCCGCTGTCAACCATGGTGTTGTAGGCGGCGTTGTCGATCTGGATATCCACCTTGCTATTGGCAGTAGTCCCAAGGCCGGTTACCGTCTGGCTGTAGGGACTTTCGGAGCCGAGCCAAGATGCCGCAGGAAGCGAAAGCTGCTTAATAACAACCGCCCGGTTTATCTTGTACTCCATCTTTCCGATGGCCTGCGTTACCGTGTCTGTTGCGGTTACATTCTGCCGGGAGGTTGCCTGCTTGTAGCCGGGGATTTTGATTTGGCTGCCGGTGTAATCGCCGGTTTGCGGTGTCACCGCTCCGGTGCGGCCGTTAAAGCTCGCAACAGTACCGGGGCTGATGGTGTGTGCTACATACTGCAAATCGGAGATCATTGTGGGCTGGGCTGTGTAAGTGGCTATCGGCAGCTGATACACAGTACCGCTTGCATTGATATCCTCCTGCACCAGCGCCGGAAGCGGGTCTTGCGCCTGTGTCACAAAAGAAATCGGTGCTTCGGTGTTTGCCATGTCAATTTGGATAAGCAATCGACCGGGGACAGAGCCGCTGGTCGGAAGCGTTGCATTGATCGTTTGGGCTTCCACAACAAAGTTTCGGCCGAGGATTATACCACGGCCATCGGAAACATTGATGATGTTACCGCCCTGTGTAGTTACCTCAACGCCCGTAAAGATGCCGCTGTCGTTGATAATGTGGTTGTACAGATACGCATCATCCGTTGGAGTTACGATAGATGCGTTATACTGGAGCAGCGTTATCATGCGTTTGCCCTCCTTTCAAGGATTAGGATTTTGGTCAAATCGGCGCGGACAACGCCAAAGGTCATTTTTGTGATATCCTGTGACCGGGTATAGCCGGTAAGGATGGATTTGTAACTGCTGTCTCCGTCAATTACAAGCACCTCTGTACCAATGGCCATAGAGGTATCAAGCACACCGCAGTCGTTGCGGGCAGTCAGCTCAATCATGTTGTCATACTGCTGCGGGGTGAGTGCTTCGTATGCCTTTTGATAAGCTGCGGTATCAAAGTCCACATCGGTCTCCAAAAACTGCGCTGCGAAGAATACCGGCGTAATCCGGTCGGAATTGTTGGTGTCAACCTTTCCGTTTGGGTGCAGATAATAGGTAACATTCTGCGTTTCATCCGCTTTGTTGTAGATGGTCACCTTGTTCAGCTGGCCGGAGCTGTCGCCAATGATAATATTTTTATCCACAATGGCTTGTAGGCTTGCTTCGATGACAGCGCTTTCACTTACCTTTCCAACCGTAACGGTAATAGCCTTATTCTGCGGGTCAAAGGCCATGTTTATGGCTATGCCGTAAGCCGTCAAGGATTTGGTAATGATCTCGTAAAAGCTGTGGATGTTATCCTTGAGGTTCAGCGCTCCGGTGGTCTCGGAGGTCGTTTCCACCGTCATGCCGGTGATGTTTTGTAATGCATCATGGGAGGAAATGAAATTGTCCGTTATGATACCGGCGATAAACTGCTCTATTTTGGAGGATGTGGTGCGGTCAAAATGCACATCAACATCAAACAGCGCCATCAATGGCTGTGCAGAGATGGTCACGCCTGTTTTGTCGGTTTCGACATCATCCACGATCCCCTGATAGGCTACAACGCCGTTTTGGTCGGTCACGCTGATAAAATCGCCTTTCTTTGCATCGATTTTAACCGCCCGGAGAGTGGTTTTTTCCGCCGTTAGGTAGTCAAACTGTATCTCCGGGCTTTTAATCGGCGCAAAGCTGCGGAAAGTATAATCACGAGCGAACACTTCACACTTAAACAGAGTACGCAAGTTTTTCCACCTCCACATATGCGGTTATATCCGATGTGCCATCGTGGGAAAAGGCCAAAGTGCTTTCCCCCGGCGGAGCGTAAATAAACCGGCCGGTTGAAAAGTCGCTGGACTGGTACAGGTTTTGCACAAATGTCCCCTCGATGGTATATTCTGCAATTTCCATCGTGGATGGATCGGCGTCAACAACGAGCTTATGCCCTTCCGGTATGGTAGCTGTTACCTTACCAACCGCAACACGAACACCGGCCTTTGTAAGCGCCCACGCTGGGTTTACAATAGGCCCGAATATCTGCAGCTTGCAGGGAGAAGGAAGATCGCCGTTTTTGAGCTTTGCAGAGCCGGAGATCGTTTCGATATAAGCGTAAGGATAGGTGTAGCTGTATGTTTTTCCGTTTACACCGGATGGCTGAACCTTGGACGAAACAATAGCTTCGTGCCAAGTACCAAAGCAGAGGAAGGTAACTGGCACAGCAAGATATCCCGACTTAAACTCGGATTTATCCGCAGACTGCACTTCGCACTTGATTTTGTACCATGTGTCCAGCGGGGAATACATCAGGTAAAGCGGGCCTTTTGTCACGAACGAAATAAACGCCTGATACCGGGAATAGTCGAAGAATATCATTTCGCCTGTCACGGCATACTGGTTAAGGAATTCATCCGATACCAGCCATGCGCTTCCGGCTTGGATGGTAGAGTAGGTTTTGCCAAATCCTAATCCCCCCGGCGCATTGAAGTACGCCGTTTTGTCCATCAAATCCCATTCGGCGCCGACACCGTTCTTGAGCTTAAATTTTCTCATCAGTAAGCCCTCCCAAGCGCACGGTTGACCGCCTGTACCAAGTTCCTTGCGGCAGCTTCACCGGCTGCGTTATCGTAGCCGTTAAATGTGTTGTTCATTTCGATGGTGATGCCGCCACGGTCGTTTCCGTTCAGTGGCATAACATGGGCACGGCCACCGTCCATGGTAAGCAGCTCCGGCCCGGCTTCGCCGACGATGGCGCTGCCGGAGGACAAAACTCCGCCCTTGGCAAGATAAGCAATTTTTCCGATGGTCGGAATATTAAATCCGAGGGACTTACCGCCCAAAACAGGAACCCAGTCAGGGACATCAAAGTGGATCTTATTCAGACCGTTTATCATCCAGTTGATTGCGTCAATGACCATGTTGATTAGTGCAATGATGCCGTTAATGGGCGCTTTTGCAATGTCAACAAGCGCCGTAAAGATTCCCTTAAAGATTTCCTGCACACCTTTCCATGCTCTTTCCCAATCTCCAGTAAAAACGCCACGAACAAAATCGATAATACCGTCAAAAACGGCCTTTATGGAATCCCAAATAGATTTTACTGTTGCGAAGAAGAAATTTAAGATTTCCCCCAATATTCCAAACGATTCCGACCAATCCGTCGTAAATACGCCCTGCAAGAAATCATCCACACGCTGGAGGATGGCCTGTATCTCGTCACCCTTTGTTGCAATCAGCGCAACAAGTCCTACAATGGCCGCTATGAGCAGCACGATAGGATTTGCAATTATGAAATTTATGGCCGTTATCAGCGCCGGGATAACCGTTCCAGTTATAAAACTGATGGCTCCGGCAATTCCTGAAATAATACCTGCAATCGGAGAAATCGCCGCAATAAGACCGCCGACAATAAGGATTGTTTTCTTTACACCATCGTCAAGGTTTGAAAACCAATCGATTGCATTTTGAAGCCCTGCGACGATTTTATTGATAATCGGCAGCAGGATATCACCGATGGAAATCGCCAAGTTATTGAGCCCGTTTCGGAGTATTTTCATCTGGCTTTCGGTCGTTGCGTATCTTTTGCTTGCCTCGTTGGAGAGGGCGATATTTTCGTCCCATGCAGTATTTGCGGTTGTAACAGCATCGTCCAATACATCGGACGCAAGGGCTAACGCACGAAGCATATTTGACTGGCGAATCCCGGAGAGCCCCAATTCATCCAATACGGAGATTGTGTCCTCTCCATTTTCGTTCATCTTCCCAAGCCCGCCGATGAAAGCACTGATTGCGTCTATCGGTTCATTGCCCCACATATCTGCGAATTCAGAAGCAGATACACCAGCGATCTTTGCGAATGTCTCAAGATCATCACCGCCAGCAGACACAGCCTTGCTTATTGCGGTCATTGTTTGGGTCATTGCCGTACCGCCTGCCTCTGCGTTGATGCCAACCGAGGACATTGCGGTAGACAATGCAAGGATATCCTGTTCGGACAACCCGGCAACTGTACCAGCAGACGCAAGGCGTGTAGCCATCTCAACAATATCGCGCTCTGTTGTGGCAAAGTTATTGCCAAGGTCAACGATGGTACTGCCGAGTTTGGAGTATTCATCAGCGGTCGTTCCGGTAATGTTGGCAAATTTGGCAAGTGCAGAGGCAGCTTCATCAGCGGAAAGGTTGGTTGCTTCACCCAAGTCAATCATAACGCGGGTAAAGTCAAGTACATCATCGGTGGCAATACCCAACTGTCCAGCAGCTTCCGCAACCGCCGCAATCTCCGTAGTGGACGCAGGAATTTCTTCTGCCATGTCCAATATGCCCTGCCGGAGTGCCGCAAGCTGCTCTGTAGTGCCGTCTACTGTTTTTTCAACGCCAGCAAAGGCGCTTTCAAATTCTACAGCCGCTTTTGTGGCTGCCACTCCTGCGCCTGCAAAGGCCAAAGATGCCGGTGCAAACTTCTTTGCAATGTTCCCGGACTTTTCTGCTATTTCGCCGGTAACTGCTGAAACCTGTGCAAGTGCCGCACGGCTCCTGGACGCTTCGGCCTGTAGGTCTTTCAGCTTTAGTTCGGCGCTGGTCAGTTCCCGGACTAACTCACGGTATTGTTTTTGGTTGATCTCCGTGCCGTCCGCCATTTCCTGATCCGCTTTCTTTTTGGCGTTTCGGAGGCTTTCAACCTTGTTTTCTGTATTTTTGATTTGTTCCCCGAGCAACTTCTCCTTTTGCTTGAGCAGGTCAATATTGGTCGGGTCGAGTTTCAGCAGGCGATTGACTTTATTAAGCTCCGATTGTGTCCCACGGATTTCGCTGTTCAGCGAGCTGATCGCTTTCGACAATCCCTTTGTATCGCCGCCGATTTCAACAACGATGCCTTTAACATTTTCAGCCAATCTTACCACCTCCTGCGAAGAAATCACGCAAGCCGCCGGGTCTGCCCTTTATGGCATACTGTTCTGCGTCGTTGGCCTTTTCGATCATCAAATCATAGACCATTCCGCAGGTCATGTCCTCCAGCGCTTCATCGGATAACCCGAGTTCAGCGCAGCGGAGCATAAAGGTTGACCCGGTAGGCTCACGCACGGTTTGTTTTATTTTTTTTTTGGAACAGCGGTAGTCTTGTTGTTCAGGCTCCAAAGCTCCAAAATGGCAGGGAGCACTTTATAGATGGAAAACATCTCAAACTGCTCCAGCCACTCGTCAACATTGTCCGGGATGGACCCGTCATATTGCCGAGCCATGATAAAAGCGACATCCTCAAATATTTCAAGATCGCTTACGGAAAAAGATCCGTCCTCGGATGTCGCTGCCGTTTGTAGCTTTTGCAGGTCACGGACAATGTCCCGACCCACTTTATGGCGGTAGATGCGTGGGGTCAGCGCATTAGCGCACAACCCTACGCTTTTTCCGTCGATCTCGATTACTTTGTTCATTTCAGCCTCCAGTCGTCGGAGTGAATACGGCGGTGTACCAGCCGTTCACGGTCGCCTCCGGGGTCTCCGCCGTAGTGTAGGCAAGGGAGTTGCCGTTTGCCAGCGGGGAAGCGGTGATGCTGACGGTCTGCGTCTGCGGCTCTACGCTCTCGGTCGTGGTGTTCAGCTCACGAGTGGGGCGAGTGCAGGTGCAGTTATAAAGAACAAACTTCGTTCCGTTCACATCGCCCTCCTCTTGGAACAGCAGGGCGAAGGACTTGGGCTGAATGTTTGCATTCTCGATCATCACCTTGCTGGTGGTGTCAAGAGTATACCCGAAAACATCCTTGAGGAATGCTTCGGGGAAAACGGCAACTTCGAGATCGCCGGTGTAGCCGCTGTTCGCCACGGCTACGAAATACTGAATGTTGTCCGCATAAAACGGTGTGGTATCGCCGGAAGGCTCCAAAGACAGGCTAACTGCGCCGGGGATGGCTACGGGAGTGCCATAGGTGTTATTTTCCCCGTCGAGGATAGCGTAATGGACATTCGAGATACCGAATTTAACTTTATCAGCCATTTTTACACCTCGATTTCATAAACTACTTGGTTACATTGTTGATCCTCAATGTAACTTTCGGACTTTTGCCAAAACAGAGAGGACAAAGCCTGTTCGACTTTGCCCTCTGCTGTTAGGTCTTTATCTTTTGTGTAAAGCTCAACCTGTATATGGTTGATGGGGTGATACACCACATTGTCAGCGCCAAAATTATTGGAGTAGGAGACGCGATAGAGGATATACGGTAACTTTTGCGGCTTATTGAAGTAACCGTAAGCTACGGGCACCCTCGTCTGTTTTAACAGGGAATTGACCTCTTGCAGTGTCATCCTTTCTTAATCACCACCTTTACACGGGTTAATAGTTTCTGCTCTGCCTTTTGCTCCGCTGGGCCGATGTGGGGGAATGGGCGGGCAGAGCCTTTTGCGGTTCCGCCTGGGCCTGCGTGACCATGTTCCAGCAAGTGCGTGAGCTGGTAATCCGTTTTGTTGAAAATTCGCATACGGATATCGCTGTAGCTCTCATATGCGACCTTGTCACGCCAACCGGCCTTATAATCGCCGGTCTGTACCGGGCTGCCGGTCACAATGTCTTGGCGGCATTCCTTTGCCACCTGCCGAACCTCTTTTTTTACGCCATTCGTAACGGCCTGGTCATAGTTTTTCAGTTCGGACAGGATTGCCGTTGCCAACTCATCCGGTCTAACCGTTTTCGACATCGTTGCCCACCTTTTCCTCAAGGTACAGCTCTATTTCATCGCTGCCTGTTGCAAAATAGGTGCGATAAATAGAATAGCGTGTGCCGCGCCACTCGGCTAATTTCTGCCCAGCATAGTTGGCGATAGGAGTAACCGCCACAAGGGACGGCTGCAAGCCGTTTTGACCGGCGGAATAGAACTCCGCCCGTGTAGCGGACTGCAGCCGCGCCCAGACCTGTGTTGTGGTTTCTGTGGCAATCTGTACCCCGATATCGTTCTGCTCAAAGGCTTGGGAGATTAATGTAATGAGATCATCCAAATCAACCACCCACCTTTTGCTCAAACAGCCGGTTGTTGAGTGCCCACCGGAGCATCCGGGGCATTGCTACGACCTTTTCCCTGCGTTGCCGGTAAAGGTAGGCTGCGTACATCTCCACCAGCATAGCATCACCGGTGCTGGTGGAAAGTACGATTCCCTCGGTAGCGATATACTCCTTGGCAGACGCGATCAACGCCGACAGGTAATCGTCAAGCGCTGTTGTGGAAAGTTGCAAATCAACCTTCAAGATCACGAGGATATCAGCGTCTGTCATGCTTTAACCCCCCTTAGGAAGCCTTGGTTACATTTACGGTATAGACTACGGTCTCGTTGCCGTTCTTCACGGTTACGGTCAGAGGATGGGCAGTGCCATCAGCCAGCCAAGTAACAGTGCCGCCGTTTTTCACATTGGCGTTGTTGTAGGCGATAGCAACCTGTGCGCCTGCGACCTCGGTGGTGGCGTTTACGGCAGCAGTCGCAGCGGAAGCGGTAGCGGTGTAGCTCAGAACATCGCCGTCAAATGCGGGACTGAGAGACAGGCTGCCGACAGTCAGAGCGGACAGCTTGGCGTTGTTGGCGGTATCAGCCGCAAAGGTCATGGAGGTGGTTACGGAAGCGCCGTTAATGTTGATCGCCACAAAAGCGCCGGGGATAACGGGCATACCGTCAGCACGCTCTTTGCCGCGGAATACGGTGTTGTCCTGAATGAACTGAACCTCGCGGGATGCTTCGATGGTCATGCCGGAGCGCTGCGCCCACAGGTACAGGTCGCCATAGCCGCCAACGATGTCGCCATCGGGGATAAATTCGAGGATTTCCACATCACCGCCGATGATGGGCATGGTCATACCGTCAAAGGTGACATACCGGCCCAAAGCGGTAGCAAGGATTGCCTTGGACTGCAGAGTAGCCAGGGTCTTGCTATTCATAGCCCAGAAGCGCTCGCCGCGGGAATAGCGGGTGAAGGTGTTACCAGCAGCAACAGCCAGCGCAGCCCAGAAAGCCTCGCCGGTGGAAGCGGTGGGAATGGTGATGATGTTGGAGGTGTGCAGGTCAACCCAAGCAGGAGCATTGGCCGGGTAATCGCTGGGTTTGCTCTCCTGCGCCAGACGCGTCACAATACCGAGAGGCATCTTCTGACCAGCGCCCTTTCCGTACAGGATGGCCTTATCCTTGGCAAGGCCGATAGCCTCGGACAGCATCTCGACGATCCAGGAGGCGAGGTTTACATCATTATCCTCCAGCAGGGAATTACAAACAGGAACATAACCGGCAACCTTGAAGCCGTCAAGAGTGATCTGGTTAAAGCTGAAGGTCAGCTCATTGATGGCGCCGCACATTTCAGTCCAAACGGCCTCGGGGACAGTACCGGCAATGGTCTGACGGGCTTCGCCATTGACATTGCGGATGCGGACCCGACGCATCAGTTTGGAGTAGCGATACATATTCTCGGCAATGAGGTCGAGGAATACAACAGGGATGGTCAGCTCACCACCGGTGATATCTCTCTTGCTGCGGGCAGCGTTACGAAGCTCCGCAAAGAAGGTCTGCACATCGGGCTGGGCTACGATAGCGTCACGCTGCTCTTTGGGAAGAGCGTCAAAGGCGCGCACATTCATGGGGAGGGAGCGAATGTTGATGGTATTCATGGTAAAATCATTCCTTTCGTCTTTCTTTTCTGCTTTGGGTTCAGCCTTGGGAGGATCCTTTTCGGCATTTTCCAAATCTTCCTCAAGGCCCTTGATTTCTGCGGACAGTTTTTCTTTTTCGGCGTTGTGGGCATCCTGTTCCTCGGTAAATTTGTTCATGGCGTCCTCAACAGCCTGCTGCTCCTCATCGGTGGTAGCTTCGCCGATTGCTTTTTCGATTTCAGCGGAGCGTGTTGCAAATTCTGCGTCTTTAGCTACCAGTGCCTCAAAAGCTGCTCTTTTCAGTTCCAGCTTTTTGGCAATCATAATGGATTTCAGTGCCATGTCAGCACTCCTTTCTTAGCTTTTTGAGGGCTTCGGCCCTCCATTGGTCGAGCTTGCGCTCGTTGATCTTTTCAAGGTCTTTTTTCCGAGCCTCTACCATGGTGTCCTCGTAGGCCGGGAAGGTAACGACCGATACCTCATACAGTTTGACTTTGCGAATAGTCCACACGGTTGTGCCATCTGGCCGGATTTCGGTTTCCTCGTCAAGGATGTCAAAGCCGAAAGAACATTGGGAAACATCCCCACGCTTTACGCGCTCATAGGCGTTCATGGCATCCTGATCCGCTTGATTAATGAGGATGGACCCCCAAAGGCCCAAATCGTCAACGCGGAGGGTCAGTGTACCAGCTGTTGTTCTGCCAAGCACGATTGTGGTATCATGGTTAACCAGCGCCCGGATATCATCACCGAGGGTACCATCAAAGGCTCCTCGGTCAATGCGCTCGATGGCTTTATCCCACATCCGGTATTCACCGGTAAATGTGGCGAAATAGCCCTCAATGTAGAGGTTCCCATCAGCAGCGCGGGTTTTGAAGTCGCCACTGCGGCTGATTGCCTGTCTTGCTCCTACCATTTACTCACCTCCTCCGTTTAGTTTTTTCTGATCGCCAAGGCGGTCCGCGGGAATGTAGTTTTCAAGGGCCAAAAGCTCATCCATTCCCTCGTGCGGAGTAAGCCCAACCCAACTGCGCCACTCGTTCCGTGTCATTGCCATGCGGTCAACCATTTCCGCACCAGCTTTGATGGTTTCCTCCAAGGAATAGTTGTAGAGGGAGCGGACATTGAAGCGGAAAAAGTAATCCGGAGATACGAGCAGCTTTCGGCTAAACTCCTGCTCCAAAATCTGTGCAATCGGCATGATACGGGAAGAAATAAAGTTGTTCCATTCGTCTCGCTTGAACTCGCCAACGCCCAAAACAAAAGGCGGCACGCCAAGAATGGTTGCCACCGTCGTTTTATCCAGTTTTACGAAGTCTGCCAGCGCAAGATCAGATAGAGTAAGGGGCCTTACCTGTTCCACCGAGAATTGCTCGGCAGGAATCAGCCAAGGTTCCCCGGCTTTATTGCTTGCAACAAAATCGCCAAGGAGCTTTGCACGCCCCTCCGGGTCAGAAAACTCGTCCGTCAGCGAATCCACCTTCACGATAAGAGACGGTTTCCATTCACTGGCCATGAAACCATTTTCTGTTTTCGCCGCTTGCTTGAGGTTATTTGCCACATCAGCCAGCGCAATGCTGTACCCAGTGCCTTGCCATGGGTAGTAATTGCTCGGATTTATGGCAAAATGCAGCACATCCTTCGGGTCATAGGGTTTCCCAGATATTTCGATGCTATAATACCGTTCCCCATTCGGTACAAATGCTACAAACGCCGCCGGAATCGGGTCAAGCCGCCGGAGCAGCCCCTTCCGGGTCTTTGGGAGCACTACAGCGTTCCCCCGGCCATCCAGCAGCATTGTTTTGATGATCCACTGGATAAAGTTTGACCGACCCATGTAGCTGTTCGGCTCGATATCAACCACACGAGACAGCCCATTTTTAACCCGGATATCTCCACTATCGGTGTTTTGCATCAGATAGATTGTCATACTTCCAATTAAAGACGCAATCCTATCAACAGCGGCACAGATTTCCGGGTTGTGCGCAAGGTCTGTATAGCCGGAACAGGTTAGGTCTTTCCAGCCGGTTCCATCACACAGGCATACAGCGCTCCGCGTTTGGGGCTTATCCCGAGAGCGGAAGCGCTCAAAAAAATTTGCTATGCTCATTTATCACCCCACCATTTCTTTCCTGCTTTAGATTTATCCAAAGCCTCCAAGTACCGCACCGTGGCGAATACGGAGGCATCGAACACATCAATTCGGTTTGTCGGTCTTACCTTGTCGTACTGGATCATGTCGTCTGTCTTTTCGACGGCCGAGACATTCCCAACACAATACTCATATGCTTCGGAATGCATATAGTACAGCGTCCCATTTTTGGCGCTCTGCTCGATATGCCGGAAACCTTCTGATTTCCTGTAAAAATACTGCGGTTGGTCGATAATGTTAAACCCAGCCGATTTCATGCCAATGAAATACTCTCGGCAGAATTTACGGTCATGCCCCACCTGTCGTATTCTGAAACCGCGCTTTCGCATTGTAACAAACCAGTTGACAACATCGGCGTGGTTTACGGTTGGACTGTTGCACATGGTCAAAAGTCCATCATCGGCCCAGCCGAAAAGCGGTATGCCATCCTCGTCGGCCTTAACATGAGCCTGCACCACAGGGAACCAAGCGTGACTGATGATGATATCCACGCCTTTGTAATTCCCAAAAAGCGCAGCCGCCGTTAGGTCGTGCATTTTTGAGAGGTCTGCACCACCGTACCAGTCTATTGGGAGCTTGGAAAGCTCGTCCAGCGTCCAGTTATATTTTTCATCGCTTCGCCGGAATTCGTCGAGGTTGAAATAGGACTTGATAGCCCCGGTATAGACATTGAGAGACTTTGCGAAGAAATCTTTCCGCTGCTGCGGGTCATTCTGCGCCTGCAAGCTATCGTTTAGAATTTCCTCCGGCCGGATGGAAACGCCATAGGCCGGATTGGCCATCTCATGTACCAGGGGATTTGTATAGTCGATATTTCCCTCCTCATCCGGATTGGCGCAGCACATAAAGATAAAATATTGTTCGTCCTTGATGGTGCCATCCAGCACCTTTCGGCAGTATTGCAGCCGCTGCCCAAGAAAGCCCTGTTCGTTATCGCCAGCCGTGGAAATACCTATCAGCAGCTTGTTGGTGTAGGCTTTCATGGCTTCCTTAAAAAGGTTGTACTGCTTAGGCTTGGTAAAAGCGTGGATTTCATCGCAGATCGCAATATTGCAGTTAAGAGAATCCTGCGCATCCGGGTTTGCAGCCAGAGCGCGGATAAAAAACGAGCCGTCTGGAAGCTCTGCCTCCATTGAGTGCTCGTTGTTGTTGTCAATGATCTTTACTCCGCCGCCGTGCTTCTCGTCCTCGCCCATAAGCCGGATGTTATAATCCAGAAAATTAAAGCTTTCAAGGGACTGCATCAGAGCCGCGGCCGATATGTAGGTTTTGGAACCGCTGCGCCGGTACCACAGGGACAGCGCCCATGCGAGTGAAGCGGCAAAACTGGTTTTGATGTTCTTTCGAGGGATAAAAATAAGGGCTTCATGAAACCGCACCACATCGGTGCCTTTCAACTTAAACCCAAGAAGATTGTATATGATGAATTTGTGAAACGGCTCCAACAGGAACGGCTTTCCCCGGAGCGGTGTACCGTCCAGCTTTTCCCCCTGCTGGTGGCAGAGGGTCTTTTCGATGATTTGAATACAGAACTCCGGCCCTTTCGGCGCGAAATCGTACTCGTCATTATCGAGGTCAGCAAAGAAACGGTCAACAGCCTGCCGCAATTCCTTGCAAGCAACCTTTCTCCCGTCTCTGATGCTTTCGGCATACTCAAGGACTACGGGCCAGTTCTTACCCTTAATCTGTCTCAAGGCTGGCAAGAGCAGCGGCAAGGCCGCCCTTTTCCTCCTTTTCCTTCACTCCGCCGGTCATTTTGCGGAAACTCGATGGAGTAAGCCCCAATTCGCGCCAGTATGCCAGTGCGCTCTTGTTGAGGTCGTCCCACAGAATCAACAGAGGGTTTTTTACCATATTTGTGGCGTTCCCTTTGTTGGTATATTCGATGACGGACTTACCGCCGGACTTTTTGAACTCGGCCTTGGTCTTATCCCGCTGTTCCAGTATCTCTGCAAGCGTTTCTACCGCAGATTGATAAGATGGGTCGGCCGTGCCGAGTTTTTCCATCTGTTTTTCGATAGTTTCAACCCATTTTTCCTTTGTCATGGCTTCCCCTTTCTCAAAAATATACCGTAGAGTTGGAAAAAGTTCCCCCCGCCGGTCCACATAGACAGGCGGAAGGCGCAACGGATAGGGGGGGGTATCAGTAACGGCCCCTTGCTGCTGTTGCTTTTTCCGGGTGCTGCTTGTTATGGCAGCCCTCACACAGGCTTACTAAATTTTTATCTTCGTAAGCCAACTCCGGGTACTCATCTGCGTGTTTGATATGATGCACCGTTGTAGCCTGTACCGCCTTTCCGTACCGCTTGCAGTGCTGGCACATATATCCGTCACGCCTTAATATCTGTTGGCGCTTCCTCCGCCACCTGGGAGAATTATAATCAAATACAATGTTCATTACCCGCCCTATCCCTCCCGGTGTCTACTATGCCGGGCTACCAATTATTGTTACCAAACCGTGGTTATCCGCTTAGTGCCTGTCTTGTTCCCGCACAGCAGGAGCGTCTGTGGCTGCTCATGGTCGCTCTCGCTGCTGGGCAGCAGCATCTTCCGGGCTGCGTAGCCTCCGTACTGCTGCCATGCAGTACAGCTAACCACTACCAGCTGCTTGGTACGGATAACATTGTTGTTACTGTCCACCACGATCTTTTTGGGCTTACTGATGGTGCCTTTGTGGGTGTGGCCAACAATCAGAGCGTCAATGCCCTCTATGGTGTAGCCGAAGCGCTCATTGCGGTTTACCGTTGCACCGGTGTAAATGCCGCCGCCGGAGCCATGGGTAACAGCCATCGTATAGCTGGTGATAGGGATATCTCTTGTTACCCTGCGCCCAATCTCCAGTTTGAGGAATGCTATATCCTCGGCGTAGTAGTCCTCCATGTCCAGCTTGCACATGATATCGCCCATAATGTCTTGGTCGGTGTCCTTGGCCGTCCTCGCTTCGTGGTTACCGGATACCGCGCAGAGTATCTTATCCTTGATGGGCGTTAGCATTTCCACCATCATCTTTTTCTGCTCCCGCGGGCGGATATAATCCTCAAAGGGGCTTCCCACCGCGTTCCGGGTATTGTTGTTGATGAGATCGCCGCCAAGGATGAGATAAGCGTCCTCCCGCTCTACCCGGCGGCAGAATGCTTGCCAGCCCTCTTTATCATGTAGGATGCTGCCAAAATGCACATCAGATACCGGATATACCTTGATGGTGTCGCTCTGCGGGATTTTGCGGACTATTAAATCCATAGGTATCTCCTCCTTTATGGCATAAAGAAAGAGAGCGCCTTTCGGTACTCTCTGACTGCTTTTGGTAAGGCAGACTATTGCGAACTTGCGGCCTGCCAGCGCGGCACCTTTTTTACGAAGGTCATGTATCTTCGGCCGATGGGATAACGGGGCATCGGCGACCCCGTAAAAAGGAGGTAAAACATGAAGGTGGAGCACCCGATAGGGCTTGAACCTATAACCCGCTGCTTACAAGGCAGCCGCTCTACCATTGAGCTACGGGAGCAGATTGCCGGGATTAGGGGCCCGGCTCCCCACCAGGAGGAATGTCAAGGGAAGTCTGTGTTTTACCACGATATTAGTATACACTATGTAAGGCGTTATTTTGTCCCGCATTTGTCCCAAGTTTTACAGCTCGGTCACACCGTATCGGCAAATAGCGTATCTCTTGATGGCCTCGTCCATCCTGCGGTACAACTCCGACCTGCTGATGTGCAGCTCGTCACATAATCTATCGATGGCATTGTACTCACGCCGCATGACGGCCACCTCAAGTATCCTGCGCTGCTGGTCGGTCAGGATAGACAGGCCACGGTCCATCTGCCGCACTTGCCACTTAACCAGCTCGTGATTGACGGTAAGGTTGTCCCTATTGCAGATGGCGTTTATGATGCGTTCCTCGGCAGTCGAGCTGCCGCCCTGTACAGGTGTGGCGTCCATTTTGGGCGACCTGATGCCCTCCATTCTGGCGGTCAGCATATCGATCTCTTCCTGCAGACTGTCAATGGCAAGCAGCTTTTCGTAATACCTGCCGAGCTCCCACTTACAGGCCTTTTTGTAGTCTATCATGTGGCTCCTCCTTTCTTTTGCCGTAGGAGCAGAAATCGTCCTCGTGCATCTGCGCACAAAGTATATTCGGCTGCCCCGGTGTGCCATCTCTGTACTTGCAGTCTTTGCATCTGACCACCGGCACCGCATCAACAGATTCCTCCGCCAGCATCTTCATCCACTCACAGTCGGCAGGCTCACAGTCCATTCCCGGATACATTCTGTCGCAGATACTACAGATAATATCCACTGCAGTTTCATTTTTGATGTATGGCTTAATCATAGACAGCCTCCTTTTCATTCATCTTTGCACCGCAGTTGGGGCAGTACGGCTTCTCTTGGTTTTGAGCTATGCCACCAACCCCGTTATGCTTTCCGCAATGCGAACAATAGCATCTACGACGATTATATGGGCCGTCAAATCGGACTATCCACTTGCCATACACCACCGGGGCGACATCATCGAGCTGGAAACACTCTACCTCATCGAGCATATCGTCAACCCAACAGGCACGACACCAGCATCCGTTGTGGTCTTTCTTCTCCGCCTTGCACGGCTTACAATAACGCTCCTCAACGCTTTTCTTAAACGCTTCCCTGTCTATGTATTCAGCCATTGTCAGTCCTCCTCCACATAGCACCAGCTTTGCGGTGCTTTAGTAATCGCCGCTGGAATCATGCAATTTTCATCATAGATACAGGCTGTGCTTTCGTACCCGCTTTTGCTGCATGATTTGCATTTTTCCCAAGTGTGAAATTCTATCAGTTCCTTCGGCTCATCGTAGATCACCAAATCGGAGATGTGCCAGCCGTAGCCCTGGCAATGTCCAAGATAGCCGTGCAACTCATCGTCTGTCATAGCCACACACAGGCCACACTTTTCTTCGGCAGCTTGCTTGTAAACGGATAGTCCCCCGGCCTTAAAAAGAAAATCCGTACTATCCTTGTCAATCTTGTAAACCCGGTCACAGGTAAACTCCCCGATGACCTTGCCGCCGCCGTAAAACTGTGGCCTTGGATAGTCCGTCGCAATGAAGTCCTCGTGCGGATATTTTGGCAGCGTGCAGTAGATATAGCACTTAAACGGAGTGTTCATCTTTGGGCGCGTCTTGCGCACCTCAATCGTCTTTTCGCCGTTGGCAATCTTTTCACACCACTTCGGGCGAATGCTCAGCATAACAGCCTTACTCATTTCTTCATCGCCTCCAATGCAGCTTCCGCCTCCTCGCGGGTCAGGAATACGGTCTTACCAATGCTTGTTCCATCGTTACGCAAACGGTACGCACAATACCCATCAGGCCTACGATTACAAGTTGACATACATAAATTGTCCTCGTCCGTGCACACCGTTCTGATGTCCGGCGGTTCAAGCTCCATTTCTCGCGGCACATTGTCTCGTCCGATTACCCATAGTTTTTCGCCCACCTTGCACGGCAGCACCACCAGCCGCCCGTCCTTGTCGGCCTCGGCCAGATCGCGCAGGCGGGCATCGTCGTCCGTCTGGTGGAGCAGCTTGTCAAGCCGCTCTATGATATTATCGGCGTGCTTGTTGATGGCGTATTCTGCTTCCGGCGATATTTCCCGCACACTCGCCAAATCGTTAATTTCCTCCGGCGTCAGCCCCGTGTCCTCGTAGGCGGCGAGCGCGCTGTAGAGCTGCCGAATAATTTGCCGCAGTGCAGCCTTCGATACGCTGTTCAGCACAGGACCGTTCAGAACCAGGTCTAGCAGCTTCGGCTTCATGCCTTCAAGGGCGGAGCGCGGGCCGAGATACCGGTCCATGCTCTCGTCCACTCTGACCTCTTCATTCGTTAGTCGTTCCATCACTCTACCTCCTACATCCAAAACTTGCGTCGGCAGTCTGAACACATTAGTTCTGGCCATCTACACCTCCCGCCATCTCTGTAATCGGCGGAAATATCGGACGGACAAAGCCGCAGCACTCCGTACTCATCAAGGACTGCCTCCGGCCACTGCTCCAAAAACACGCTCTGCCGTGTCTTGCGTGGATGTGCAGCAGACCATTCCTCGACTAACTTAACCACTTTCTCGGAATTAAAATCGATATTAGCATCTAGAGCTGGCACAGATCTGCCATTCTTGTGCATTCTCTTCCATTCTTCCAAAAACTTAACAGCGTCCATGTTATCCCTCCTTTACCGACAAAGTGTCGTTTTTAACCACGCCTTTACCACAGGAAAAATGCGGTTTGACAGCCCCGGAGATGTTCCCTTTGGAACACTCTCCATAACAGTCGGAAAACATAAGATGCCGACATTGCCAACATTCTATTTTGTTTTCGTCCATTTCCTCGTACCGGCACACGCCCGGATGGTTTACTACAGGGCAAAAATCTGCAACCGCCGGGCAATCGCCGTTTACACAGACTTCATCTTGCAACCATTTACACATCATTCTACCTCCTTAGCCATCAGCAAATCCTTGTAGTCCAGCAGCAGCGCCCATATCTGTTCCGCATCGTCATGGTCGAGGGTGACTGCACCCTCTGCGTCAACCAACGCAGCCAGCCTTTCTATGTCCCGGATTGTTTCGTAGTAGTCCTTTACGGTCATTGGCTCACCCTCCAAAATTCTCAAGATAATATTGCTTGCCGTCCTGCCAGCCTTTGTAATAGGCTGCCTGCTCCCGGCGTTCCTGTTCCTCTGCGGTGATCTCCGCCTGGGCAACTTCATCCAAATGATTCCACCTTTCGGCCGAAATAGCCGAGAGAACCATTATGTAGAAAGCAGCTAAGATTATCGTAACTGCCGCTGCCGTCCAGTTCCTCATAACGAATCCCTCCTAAATCCGAAGAATGTCTTTATTTGCGGCAGGGTCTCCAGCCTGTGGCCATCTACCGTTACTAAGGCGGCATAGCCCTGACCTATCCAGCCACGGTGCCAAATCCCCCGGGCTTCGTAGTAGTCAACGCTCTCCCGTCGCTCTGTGGTTTTGCCGCAAACCCTTATCTCGATGTCGATTTTCCCATCCCGGCGCTTTATCCAATTCTTAGGGCGCTTATACTTACCGGATGCCGCCGCATCCTTGTAGCATTGTTTGGAGCAGTACTTTTGTCCCGGCTGGCCGAAATAGTCCTTCCCGCAGTATTCGCATTTCTTTGGCTCAGCTTTTTTCATACTGCTTTTGCGGGCCCGAATGCTGTCCATGGCCTTTTGGCAGTCTTTGCAATACAACTGCCGTGGGCTGGTGCTGCCTATCGGCCCTCCGCATCTCTTACATGGCCGGTTTGAGTCTCTCTTGATTCCATAGCGAGACAATATTTTGGCCACAGAGCCGTAATCAAGATCGAGAATTAAGGAAATCTCCCTGTTGGTCTTGCCCTCCCGCACCAGCTTCTCCAGGAACTCCGGGTCGTTTGAATTAGAACAGCCGATTTTGGCGTTAGGAGACGCTTTATCGTATGACATCATAACTCACCACCTTTTCCTGCTCGGCCATCTCTGCGCGCATTTTTATGGCTTTGGTGATAGCGTTCCGGCGTTTGATAAATTCCTCGGCACTTTGTCCCTCAAAAAGCGGATTCTCCCGCTCTACATCCTTCTGTCCCATCAGGGCACCTCCTCGATTGTTATTTCCGTCCTCGGATTTTTTCTGTCATACTCTCCCCTTAACCGCAATTCCACATGGTCAAAGCTATCATCGGCGATTACTCCCCGGTGTACCAGCCCGTCCATCAGCATCTTGCCGTTGTAGTTATCCGGGTCATGTCGGTGCCGGGTGGGGAAGTAGTAAGTGATGGTCACCACCGCCTTGCCCATTGGTTTGCACTTGGGGCAGTATGCCACAAACAGCTGAAGCCAGCGCTGCTTTTCCGCTCGGTAGTCCCAGGCGTTCGCCCGCCCGGCGTACTTGTTCAGCGACGGGGGGATTTCGGGGATTATGATTTTCACGCATTCTCCTCCATCATCCGCTCCGCCAGCGCTATGTCATAGCTGGGCAGCTGCTTTACCTCTGCCATCCCTGCCAGCTTCGCCCGGATATCCGCAGGCAGGGTTTGCATTTTGCGCTCGCTCTCCTGCCTTGCCCGGTAGCTGCGCATAAAGTTGGACTGCACCACGCTCTGCACTGTCCCGGTGTCCATGCTGGCCCATTCCCGCAGCTGGGATGGGTGTCCTACCAACCGTTGTAGGTTCTCCGGCAGGGCTGCAAACTCTTTCTCGCTGTTGTAGCCGCTGTTCCGCAGGGCCTTTGCAATCAGCGCCCATGCTTCCCCCTCGGAGAGTTCCGCCGGTCTGCTGATCTCACCAATAGCGGCTATGATAGCCCCAATGTGTGGAGGGAACCCCTTGCGGTCGCTGGCAATATGGGTCTTAACCGCCGCCGCTACAAGGTCAGCCGGGTAGTCTGCCAGCATCTCCGCCCACAGGTTTACCACCGCTTCGGCATCCTGCCGTTTCATGTCCCGGTAATAGCTGGGGTATGCAGCCTTCAAGATCGACATGACGGCAAGGGTTTCAGATCGGGTCATGCTCTCCCTCCTCCCTCAACATCTGCAGGAACACATTGTCGGTTTCCCCCTGCGGAAGCTCGTCCTCCCACCTGCGCTGGTTCAGCCATGTCGCAGGGTTTGGGATGTACTGGCCGTTGTTCTCCGTCCATTGGCGGCTCCGCTTCTGTGCAGATATGGCATCCATCATGCGGTCAAAGGTCTGCTTATCCGGCTTGATGCGCTCAAAAGCCTTTTCCGCTGCGCCTTTGCCGACTTTCTTGGGATATTGCGCCCAAAATTCGGCAAACCGGCCCCCTTGGGGGGCATGGGGGGTACTTGTATTCGGATTCGGATTAGTATTCGGATTCGGATTGGATTCAGGCCGCAGCTCCCCGCAATCCGCCGCAACTTGCAGCGACTCGCCGCAGATTTCCGCAGACGGTATAAAGCCGCTGTTTTTTGGCGGGTCGGGATATTTGGGTTTGCATTCTCGTATCCTTTGATGTTCGGCCCAAGTCGGGAACCAAAAGTAGGGCTTCCCGTCCACCTCGTAGAGGGAAACGCAGCCTTTGGCCGCCAAACCGTGGAGCGCATCGTTGATATCTTTTGCAGTAACCCGTTCCCGAAGCGGGAATGCGTTTCCTTTGATGATTGCAGGCCGGGCATCTCCTCGTCCTGCATCGTCTACCGAAACAATAAGACTTACCCAAAGCCGAAACTCGAAATCCGTTAAGGATGCTATCTTGTCGCTTGTGCGGAAGCTATCCTTTATCAATCTATTCGGCATTCCTCCTCACCTCCCGTCAGAATGGGAGGTCGTTAGGGTCGCCCCCGACTTCTTCAAATCCGCCCTGCTCGATCTCTGCGGGCTTTTCCTCTGCCTTGCCGGTAGATTTGCTGCCGCCAAAAAGAGCTTCCTCTGCGATGATTTCTGTGGCTGTGCGCTTATTGCCGTTCTTGTCCTCGTAGTTGCGGACTTCGATGTGTCCGATAATGGTGATAAGGTCGCCCTTGCCGAACCACTGGTTCACGAATTCGGCGGTCTTGCCCCATGCTACGATGGGTACGAAGTCAGTCTTTTCTCGGTCACGGTTGCGGTCTACCGCAATGGTAAAGCTGCACACGCTCTTGCCGTTCTGGGTCTGTTTCAGTTCGGGAGCCTTTGTCAGACGCCCATTAAGGATCGCTTTGTTCAGCATTCTGTTTCCTCCAAATAGTTCGTGTAAAATTCCTCCCGGAACATCGGGATAGTGAAATCGTAGTTGTCGATACAGGCTTGCTCGCCCAGCCGGTGCAGCCAATCCATCACCTCGGCGCAGCTGTGTGCGTGTGTCAGGTGGCACGGCGTGTGGCACAGGGACACCCAAAGGCCCATGCGCTTGCTTTTGCTCCGCATGGCGTTGCCGAAGATTTCATGCCGGTCGAGTTTTACGCCGGAGCGCTGGCACAAAAAGCACTTTGATGTGTCGGCCTGTACGATGCTCGGAGCGTATCCGTTTCGGTCAAGTTCTGCGCCCCATTCGTTTTTCATTTGCCCCATTCCTCCTTCAGCAAGGCCAGCTCGGCCGGCGTGGCGGTGTCTATGCCTTGTTCTTTACAATCCTCTACGACAAGGTCAATCAGCCGGGACATTTGTTTCGTGTCATAGCAGCTTGAACCGTAGTAGAGGATTACATTGGTGCAGCCGGGCAACTTACTCGGGAAAGCGTCCGTCAGCCAGCCGAGGCCATGCTTGCACCATGCTGCCTGCATGGTTTCTGCCGCTTCGGATTTGATACAAACTACATCGCTTACACCAATCTCTCGGATATAGTGCCGGTAAATTTCCTCTCTCGGTTTTCCGAGGGCTTCCGATAGTTTCCCAATCAAAAGCCACGCCATGGCATTGGCGTCAAGGGAGCGCCGGTTCCTTTCCTCTACCAGCTCGGCAGCGTATGTCTTGCCAGTTTCCATGCTGTCCATGAAGCCTTGGGCGGCTGCGGCATCTTTGGTATAAAGGGTGATGCCGTAGCCGTTCCGGTCTCTTGTCCAGTCGGCAGAATCAAACCGGAGCCTTGTTTTCATTCCTCTTTTCGGCCTCCTTTGCGGCTTTCATACACGGACCGCACAAATGCCGTCCGAACATTTTCTCGGTGTATGGGACAATCTCCCGGACATACCATGTAGACCCGTCTCGTTTGGTGATTGGGACGATCGGTTTCCCGCAGTCAGCGCAGATTTCCGTGATGTCCTCTCCGGCATCGCCCGGTTGACCAAAACTAAATACGATGTTGCCGTTTTTGTCCGCGACCGTCAGATATGTAATCTGTTCGCCGTTTACTTCCATCTCCGCTACCGTGAACCGTGCCCACTTGTCATTGCTATCTGCAGGCTCATATTTTCCGTTGGCGTTCTTTTGAGTCTTCATCGGGACAACAATGTTGATTTTGGTGTAGAGTTCGCGCCCGATCCCCCAATTAAAGCAGGCGCGCTTAAAGCTGTCGGAGCTTTCGCCCTTTTCCTTTTCGGTGTAGCTTTCGGTTCCGCAGTCAGCTTTCCATGCCCACCCGTCATCCGTTTTGATACCGACACGGCAGAAAAGGTTCCCCTTGCATTCGTAATGTTCCCGCTGCCAGTTTTCAGCGCCAACCGTCTCGTCCAGAATGCGCATGTCACATCGCGCGCCCTTGTAGCAGAGGAGAACAGCCCCTCTCGATGTATAGCGGTCAACCCGCAAGTCAACCTCGTCCGCTCGCAGCGGTCTGAATTTAACCATGTTATCCTCCTTATTCAAAGTACCTGTCAGCATCCGCATCGCTTGCGTCAAACCGCTTAACACAGTTTTCGCAGCCAATGACCATGCCGTCCTTAATGTAAATGGTCTCGTTGATCTCGCAGCCGCACTCCGGGCAGATGTGCGGCTTATCATCGTAGTTATCCACCCAGCTCGGGATTGGCCTATCCGGGATATTGTATGGGTTCATGCTTCCACGACCTCCCCATTTTCCAGTTTGTAAAATCCCCCGGGTTTTATGGTCTCACCATCTACCTTTACAGCTCGCACCTCTTTGAGAGGATAGGCGTCACCATTCCATCTGCCCCGTTCGGTTAGGACAAGCCAACAGCCAAGGGCTCCTGCTGCTTTGCTACCACAGCCAGTTACAATGGCAATGGATTCTTTTCCCTCTACGGTGGCTGCGCTACGGTTGCCGGTGTTGGTGGCTGCGCTACAGTTGCCGGTGTTGGTGGCTGCGCTACAGTCGCCGGTGTTGGTGGCTGCGCTACAGTCGCCGGTCTGATTATT